ACTACGAATAAGAACACAACTACTGAACTGTTTAGTTGGAGTTCCCAACCCGGCCAGAACAGGAGTGGCAAGAGTAAAAAGACCGTCAGACGCCGCATTATAATATTCCTTGATGTATTTCATACGAGCCGAGCCAGGCTCTTCTTTGTGAAACACAGTAGCCGCAGCTACAATGTAGCGAACTTGTGGTGTTTCGTAAATTTCTTTTGTAGAACGATTTTTAACAAGATATTTTTCAATAAGTTGTTCAATCGCGGCATAGCCATACTGCTCATCTTTAGAATGATCAATTATATCATTCATTCGATTCCAGTCTTCTTCAGTATACCATTCTAGTAGCTCTTGAGTATAAAAACCAGAGGCAACGTTTTTCTTTACAATTTCATATAAGTGTGGCGGTTCATATGCGCCATATACTGTTTTTCTAAGCATTGATAGTCGCTGTTTGCCAGCAACATACTGATAATTAGTGTGCCCAACATCTGGATTAGATCCTACATCAATTAAATCTACAATAGCTCGTAGTGTGATGCCATCAATATCTTCTGTAGTTATGCCGTCGTAGAAATGTAACTGTGCTTTAATTTCAACCATTGACTGACTAACATCAGCAATACCCTTACAAATTTTTGCTATTTGTGCTTGCCATTTTTCTATTTGTAGTGGCTCCCGATCGCCATTACGTTTTACAACTGTAATCTGTGTCATTCTTTCTCTTTTTGTTTTGTGTAATACTTATACTTCTATATACTAGACTTTATAAAACGATGTTTAACTTTTTGTACCAATGGAGTATTTACTATAATTGTCGTATCCCAATTAAGAGTATATTTTTCTTGATTAATTAAGACTAAATTACGGTTGTCTTCAGTCAAAATTAGCTCTATTGAAGTCAAATCTTTATGGTCTAATAAAGTTAAAGTATACAGGATTCCTAGCCCACGAGCAACATCACAATAGATGTTGTCGCTCAAAAGCTGCCATGGATCCGGCCAAGTTAGCATATCGTCCCAGTGCAAATAATATCCAGTCCACGGGGCTTGATACCACCAAGTATTGATAGTTTGCAGAGCTTGTTCTAGCGGCATAGATTGAACTTGACTACGAAGTTCAGCCCATGCACCTAGTCTATTAGCAAAATCTTTGTGCCACATTAGCTAAAATAACTGATTGAATAACTCATTTGAGATGCTGCGTTTGCTACAGAACTATATTGTATAGATACATTCTGCCCCACTTGCACAGCTGATAGTATAATACCTAAATCTGCATTTTCAGTATAATCATCTGTGTAGTTAGGAGTATACTGAGTGATTAGTCCGTCGCTGATATACGGAATACTAAACGATCCTCCGCTTACATAGGATGCAGTAGTGGCAGAAGAATAACGTATTGTAGAGTTGCTACATGCAGTAACTACGTGATTTCCATTATACGCACTCGGATTAATCCCAGTAACTGCAATTGTTTCTCCAATAGAAAATGGAGGAGAACTTCTTGTCGCAAATGTCAATGTTGCCGCAGTTCCATTACCAGAGGCACCAGTTACGGTAACTCCGCCATAAGTGCTTGCATAACTTACCGAGCTTGTACTAGGAGCAGGATTACTAGCAACTATATACGTTCCATTATATCCAGAGGGATCTATTTCAGTTACTGATATTGTGCTGCCTATAGGAAATGTAACGTTAGATACAGAAGAAAATGCCAGTGTTACTACACTGCCATTTGCAATTGCTCCACTTACATTACCGATAGACGGTGTACTTCCTTTAGCAACTAATATTGTGCCCGTTCTAAATAATGTAGCACTTTGGACTATTGAATAATCTATTTTAAAACTTAAAATACCAGTGGAAGTATCAACAGTACATGCTGTGCCTATTGTATTTGCTGACAATGATGTTGTTAGCCCTGACTGAACTGTTTTAGAACCCAGTTGGATTTGTGAACCATTTGTTGTGGCGATACTTATTGATGTGCCTAAAGATATTCGAGGATACTGAGCAGCAAACGCATCTGATCTCTCAAACATATCACCAACACTGGCGTTATTATTGCCTATTATACTAATTACTGACTGTTGCGGGCTTGATGTTCCAGCAAAATGATTAGCAACATCATAAAAAATATTGTATCCACTTACATTAAGTGATACTGCTCCGATAGCAATACCAAAACTATAAATGTTATCAAACACATTAGTACTAATACGAGTTCCAGTTGGGCCATCACTAATGACAGTTCCTGTGCCTAATGCTACTCCTTGATATAAAATATTAAAATTACTATTAGTAACAGTTATACCTTTTGTAATATCGTTAGTATTAATACCATATGTTGTACCACTAAATCTACATCCATCAAGTAAAATGTCTGATGTAGTTACCATTGCACTTTCAAATAGTACACATACCGTATCAGCTGTACTAGATGTTAACGTTGAAGTAGTGCCTGCACCATACAATCCAACACTACGGAATTGACTATTAATAACTGATTGTGCTAAAAATATATCTATACTACTATCTAAACTTTGAAAAGCCATGTTAGTAATATTAATGTCAGTCGGAGGAGTAGCCCCACCATTGCCAATATTAACTCCGGTTTGTTGTAAGCTATCAGCAGTTTGTGCTACACAAGTAGTCCCAACATCACTGCCTGTTGCTACCATTTGAATAATGGAATTGTCAGGACCTTCACCGTATAGTGTAGCATAAGATGGAATATTAATAGTGCCAGAGATAATATAAACTCCAGCTGGAAAAAACAAACTACGCCGAATCTGCGGATTTGGTTGTATGCAATATAATTGATATAACGCACGATTAATTGCGGCAGTATCATCAGTTAATCCATCGCCCTTTGCTCCAAAATCTAGTACAGAAGCAAATTGATCTAGCCAATTTTGTAAACTTAATGTTACAGGAGTACCGGGTGTAGGCCCAGTTTGTACGGTGTACCCTGCTGCTGTTCCTTTGTATGTGTAACTGGCAGCTAAATTTAGAATGTCCGAAAACTCTGTTAAAATTTCAGTATTTCCAATAACAGGGGCACCTTCTGCTAAAGTACCGTTACCTATATAAAGCTCACGGGTGTCTGTAGACCAACCCAACTCACCGCCGGCTAGTTGTGGTAAATCTATGTTTAATCCCAAACGATTTGTGATTTGTGAAATTTGGACGATTGCCATTTACTTGATTCCTTAATATCAAGTATTTAGCTAATCGTGTAGTAGAGCTCTAATCGTTTCCACCAGGCTTGTTCCCAGTGATCAAAATCTTTAGGTTCTAGTATAAATTCCTGGTATTGTGGGCGTGTTGTAGGTTCCATAGTATCAGGATCTACTGTGGGTTTCACACACATTAAAACTACACCCTTACGAATTTTTGTTCCATAAACTTCGTTATGAGCCAGTGCATAAGCTACTAACTGTAGGTAATAGTCTTCAATCCACTCTAATTTCTTAGGTTTATTTGTCTGTTTGTAGTCAAGTATGCTTTCGTCACCCATGTGTATTCCGCATCCGTCAGTAGTACCAGCATACATTTGCGGGAAGTATAAGGGAATTTCTACACCCCAAATTTCATTGACATTTTTAAGACCGTCTTCGATAACAGTCTGCGCCATTTTATGACTTGCCCAGCTATACGGGTTAGATCCTCTTTCGCTTATTACTCCATTGCGTATGTAATCTTCAAGATATTTGTGCATCCTAGTGCCACGATTTGCAGCTTCTGTGGTGATAGCCTGAGCTCGTTCTACTCCTACTGACTTGCGCCAATTTTGTAGTGCTTGCTTTTTTTCTTCTGGCTGTGTAGCACTAAGAATAGTGGTTACTGAAGGAACTCGGCGCCCATCTGGGGTTTGATATAATCTTTTGCCGGTTGCATCAGTGGTACGTGATAAGTCTTTATAATCAAATTTAGGTATATACATTACACTAGTTTAACTTAGTATTACGTAAATATCAAGTTAAATGGTAAATGACTCTCCGCAACCGCAACGGGCTGCTTCTTTAGGATTAATAAAATCAAATCCTTCGTTAAGTCCTTTACGAACATAATCAATCTCAAGTCCGTCAATATAAGCTAAATCTTTCTGAGTAACCCAAACCTTAGCTCCTTCTCCGATATCGTACTCTACCCAGTCCCACGAAGATGGAACTTGATCTACATACTCAAGAACATACGCAAGTCCACTACATCCGGTTGTTTTAACACCAACTTTAATGCCTTGCCCACTACCTCGTTTAGCAATGTTGCTAATTATTTTCTTTGCTGCTGTTTCTGTTATTGTTATCATTATAATTTTTCCATTAGTTCAGAAATTTCCTTGGACAATTCTTCCCTAAGTGTCGCTAAACGAGTCTTAGCATGGTATGCTTTCATGGGAAATTCACTGCGAGTTGCAGGAGATACATTACAAATTTCGTTTACTAAAAACTGAAATCTAGTATCCAATGCTTTTTTTTCTTTCAAATCCATTATTTTTTTGCCTTTTTAGCTGCTAGCATAAATTTTAAATCACTTACGTAATCTTTAAACACTTTGCCATCTAGATGATCTATTTCATGTAGGAAACATTTAGCATCAATCTCACTGAATACGGTACTATGTTCGCCGCCAGTGATATCTCTCCAACGTGCATATACATATTTGGGTCTAGTGATAGTAAGATCTATTCTGGGAAAACTTAGACATCCTTCTCTATGTTCCCAAAATTCTCCTGATAATTTATGTATTTCTGGATTTACTAACACCAATTGTTGGCCAGCAAAGACGCCATTTTGAATATTCATGGCAATAACGCGGTATAAAATACCTATTTGATTAGCAGCAAGTCCGAGCGCCATCTGACTATTCATAGTGTCAAGAAGATCTTGACTTATGTTTTCAACAGGAGGGTTACTGAAGTCCCACGGTTGGCATGTTTTTAGTAGTGATGGATCCGGCCACTTCAGTATTTTGTGTATCATGTTTGCTTATATAATCTGCTACGGCTGCTTTGATCGCATCTTCTGCGAGAATTGAACAATGGATTTTAACGGGTGGAAGTGCCAATTCTTGGGCAATGTCTGTATTTCTAATTCGTCCAGCATCTTCAAGAGATTTTCCTTTGACCCACTCAGTGACCAAAGAGGAGCTTGCGATTGCTGATCCGCAACCATATGTTTTAAATTTTGCATCCGTGATAATGCCATTTTTGACCTTTATCTGTAACTTCATCACGTCACCACAAGCAGGTGCACCCACCATACCAGTGCCAACGTTATCTTCGTCTTTAGTAAAGGACCCTACATTGCGAGGATTCTCATAATGATCTAAAACTTTTTCGCTATAAGCCATGTTAGTTTTTTATTTGCCTTTGATTAATGCAGTTAGTTTTGCTTGAATGCTTTTAGCAAAATCTGGTTGTGGGAAATTCCACCCAATAAATGCTCCTACAGCAAGCCATAATAATGTTTCAAACATGATAAATCTCCTTTTGTAGTATTACTATTATACTTATACTTGAATCAAATTCAAAGTATTGTCACGCTCAAATTCATTAATTTGGTACTAATACAGTAACATAACAGTTACAATTTACATCTAACATTTGTTCCTGACGGTATCCTGCAGGTGCAGCCGATGGAGCTTGGACAGGAGGATAGTATACTGGAGGAGCTTGGACAGGAGGATAGTATACTGGAGGAGCTTGATTATATATCGGAGCCGGGGCATAGTATGGTTGTGCAAGAGCACCAACTACACCACCTATAATTAACCCACCGATAGCCGGAGCAATCCAATTATTATTATAGCCGCCGCGATATCCGTTATTGTAACCGCCGCGATATCCGTTGTACCCATTTTGGTACCCGTTACCACCGCGATTCCATGAATATGATGGAGCCGAGTGTAATAATGATGTTGCCACTAGTAATGTTAAAATAAGTTTTTTCATTTTGAACTCCGTTAGTTAAGTTACGTAAATTGATTGTACTTAGTTTTAAGTTAATTGTCAACCGATTTGATAGATTTATTTGCCAAATCCTTTCATAGCAGACTTAGCGTTGGCTGCTACTACTTGTTCAGAGTCAGCTGGATCCATTTGATCCTGTCCTGATTCATCATTTCCTGCATATTTAATTATGTCTGGAGTTGTTGGGTCGATAGGTTGTAAAATTTTGTTTAGTGGTTCTCTGGCAATCAATTCAGCTATGCTATTAGGACCGCTAATATCTGCGGTAACATTAACCCCGATACTTTGTGCCAGTTCAATAAATGCTTTGGTAGATATTTGTTTTTTTGAACCAGTATCCTCGGCACGGCCTGACAAAAATTGTACAAGGGCCATTAACTTGCCGGTATCTACTGGTTCAGGATTTTCTACTTCAAAAATTAACATTAACGTTTAGCGCGACCAAGGCCGGCGCCATCCATACCAGGTTCTTCAGCACCTAACTCAGGTTCAGCATCTAAACTAGGCTCAGCGTCCATATCGGGCTCAGCGTCCATACCAGGTTCAGCACCTAGTTCAGGTTCAGCACCTAGTTCAGGTTCTTGCCCAGGAATTGGAGCTGCTTGTTGTCCAGTAACTACACCCAATGCTTGATCCATTTGTTGTTTAGCTGCCTGTAGATTCTGTACTAAGCCAGCAAGTACCGCAGTTACATCAGTATTGAATTGCATAGCTTGGTCAACACCGATTTGATTTTTCATTTCGTCGGCTAATGCTGGCAAATCTTTAAATTGCATACTGGATACTTCTTCTAACATTGTTTGAATATCATCGGTCATAGCTTTAGCAGCTAATACAACTTGGGCTTGCTGAACTTCTGATTCGCGCAATACACGATATAACTGACGACGCATTGCTTTGCTTTCTGTTTGTAGTGCAGCTTGAGCAACTAATTTTTGGTCATCAGTATTCATTGCTTGGCCTTGCGAGGCTTTTTGCATAGCTGATTTAAGTTTAGGATCAGAAATAGTATTAACTTGCTGTTGCATTTTTTGTTTAGCAGCAGCATCTCCTGCAACGACATTGGCGTTAGGCTTAGCTTCTGCATTTTGAGCAGCGTTTTGTGCTGTATTTTTATCAGCGCCAGCAGCATCGCCAACACCTATAGTAGCAGTTTCTTTTACTTTAGCCTTTAACACACGCTCTAACATCATCAACTTTAAATAAGTTGGATTTTTTTCGCTATGATGAAAAGCCGGAGTGGAACGATGCTCAGTTACTAGCTTTTGTACTTTATTAAGCATTGTACGAGCTTGTTTTGGGGAAATTACGTCAACATTAATGCTGTCTCCGAAATAACTCTCGTATACCTTAGCGGCTTGTTTTGATGGCTTGATCGCGGCCAGTTCGAACATTTTCATTATTAAATCCTTTTTGTTGATAGTATTTAGCGTAATTGACGCATTTGGTTAATTGTTGCTCAACCTGTTTCTTATGGATAATTTTAGTTTCTAACTTTGTTTCCACAGTTTCACGAAATAACGAATTTTTACTACGATCCGCTACGTTAGCTCTTGTGTTAATGTCGTTAGTTAAAGATCTTAATTTATTATCCAAAATTAATATATCTCTTGCTAAATTATAATTAGCAAATTTTGTAGCTATACACCAGCTTAGTGCTGTTTTTGTACTGGTAAAAACACCTATATCTGTATCAGTACAATAAACCCGGCATACCGCGTTTTCTTTCTTTATTACATATCTTCCAAAAACTTCAAAGCTACCATCCTTATTTGGAAAAATAAGATTAGTTAATATCTTTGGGAATTCTTTCCTAAAGGCTTTGTCCATTTCAAATTCTGTTGTCATTTTATAATGTAGTGTGATATAAAGTATCCAACTATTGCAACTAAAGTAGCAATAATTCCAATACCCCATGTGATTAAACGGTCATTGTTTTTTTCAGACATTTTTTTCAAAGTGTCTTTTACATCAGTTACCTCAGCGCACAGATGGGTAATTTTACTATCTACTGTGGCTATTTTATTTTCAAGGGCATTATAACGCTCAGCACATAGTTCAACATGCGCTTCTAAACTTTTTTTCTCAATATCAGTGGGCTCAACCATAATGTTTCCTCGTTAGTGTATTTAGTATAATAAGTTAAACCATATATTTTGATTAATCCCATTTACTATCAAAAAGGGTTCTAAATCTACTTTATTTTCAAGATTTATTAACATAGGAACACCATTACAATCAGATAGTAGCATTTCAGTAGGGTTTTCCTCAGGACCAAACACATAAGGAGCATCTACTTCAAATTCAAAACTCCATACTTGCGAATTTTCTTCAGGACGATCTAGTTTAGCAATTTGAGTACGTAACCCTATCAATTGTGTCAATGTTTCCCAGTTACGTTGTTGATTTCTAGATCTATTCCAAGCTATTTCATTTGTTATTTCAGCATCTGCTAAATCTTTAAACGGAACACGAGAAGATTTGTAATGTCCAGTAACACCTGTGGCAGTAATGTCAAATAAAGTTTTGCAAGAGAATCTCATTCTGGATTCTTAGATAGTTCATACAATATTTCAGCTTGCAAACATACATCATTAAGTGCTGTGTTATTACGTCTAGCATTAAAAATGTTTAACCAACGTTCGTATTCAACTTTTTCTTTTTCGTGGATTTCATTTTTAGAGTGCAAATGCCGCGTTTCTTCACCAGGTTTACGCACATACACAGTACGTCCGCCATCTGGACTTTCAAAAATTGTTAACTCTGTTATTTTGTTGACCATCATAATATATGTGTATTTAACTAATTAAAATATGTGTCAACAAAAAGCCCCTTGCGGGGCCTTTAATTATGGCTTACTTACGAACTGATTAAGTTTTTCAGCTTCTTCAATAATCATATCTGTACTGGGAAAAGCTGGCATAATCGGAAACTGTAATGCTAACTGTTCTTCAGTAGGACCTTCTACTCCAACAAAGACTTCTCGTTTGGACATAAATTCGTCCATAAGATTTTGTCGTTTTTGGAATACTGGCTCATATAATGAATCTTTTGCCAGCTTTAAAAGTTCGAGACGAATCTCATAAGGTGTTTTGCTCATAGTTTTCTCCTTGTGTGAATGTGTGTGTTTAAAACACGAGCAATATTACTTAGTCTTGAAAAATATACTCAACAAAAAACCCGCAAAAGCGGGTTTAGTGTTTTTAAAGGTAACTTTAAAATTAGGATGCTGTTGTAGCTGATGAAGCTAAACGGAAACCTACGTCTGTTACTGTAGCACCAGAAGCGTCATATCCTGTACCAGCTACGTTCGAACCACATGTGCGAATAGCTGCTTGCAATGTAGCTGCTGTGTAAGCTGCTGTTGGATATACAGCTAATGACAAGTTTGTAACGTTAGCAGTAGCAGCAACTTGATAAATTGCGATAGTTGCTGTTTGCTGAATAGTTTGTAAAATTGTCTGGATTGCTCCGTTAACGCCGGCTTGTGCTGAAGGATCAGCACCCAAGTCTACTCCGAAGAAGTCCAGTTTTGGACCCATGAAGTTAACTGGTACACCGGTTGGTGCGTATGTTGCGTTTGCTGCTAACTGTGGGCCGTTAAGCGTGTCAGTTGCGAATACTGGTTGTGAACCACCTGATACTAATGGAATTGATGCCATTTTAAATCTCCTAGTTGATGGACTCTGAGGTCCTACTAGTATTTAGTTAGAAGATAAAAAAGTGTGGTTTTGGTTTAGATTTATGCGTTATTTTGAATGTTATTTCTAGTAAACCCGAATCTATTAACAAATTTAGTAAGTCCGCCAGGAGTAGCAATTACCCAGCCTTCGTGCCCAGGGTGTTGACGATCTAACTGTTGTAGTAAATCTAGCTTAATTTCGTGTATCAATACAAACGCCGCAAATGCTGCACTAATACCCATCATATTAGAACGTGGACTTTGTAAGTATTCTACTATATTGTTATATTTTCTTGGTCTTACGTGATCTTTTAACCATTCTCCAAACTGCGGGAGTAATGTATCAATATCAAAATTAGACTCAAGTTCATCTTTTACTATGCTGTTAATATAATCTACGCATAGCCGAGGTAAGTCACTGATTTGTAATTGTCTAAGTTCTGCTGGGTTAAACAATGTATCAATAGACGCTCCACCTTCTTTTAATAACTCACGTAATTCTCTAAGTAAACTTGAATCAGTAGGTTTAATATTTTCTTTTGGTTTAACTGGCTCAATTAACAATAGTCCTGGAACTGATTTAAATTTCATTTTTCCAATAGGCTGCTTAGATGCACGATGTTCTTTATAGTAAGTATGTATGGCAATACCCACTTGACTACTGGCAATTGCCTCACCTAGATCAGAAGAAACAGGAATCTTATATTCAATTGTATTAGGTTTAAACACTAATGCCCCAGATTCTTCATCTGGAGTTTCAGTATAAAGTAAATCGCCTTGTACAAAACCTAATAC